AATGAGGCAGGAGCAAAGGTAGTTGAATTGTTGGAGGGTGGTTGTGATGATGACAGAAGAACAAAAGCTGTTGGTTGAAAATAACCATAACCTGATTTATTTTATGATCCACAAAATGAATGAATCAGTAGAAGAATATTATGATCTGGCTGCGATTGCACTTTGCAAGGCTGCTATAAGTTATCAATCAGATAACGGATCTTTCTCAAATTATGCCTGCAGATGCATCAGAAACGAAATTCTATTGGATCACAGGGCAAGAATGATGCCCAAGCGTTGGATGAATGAATATTTGATCAGTTATGATGCCCCGTCGGTTGTTCAAAATGAAGATGGGGAAGAGAGCATTCTTCTTGATCAGCTTAAGTCTTTTGAATCTGTGGAAAACGAGGCGTTAAGCAGAATTATGTATTTGGAAGTCGTGGCAGAATTAGGGAAGACAGACAGCAAGGTACTGAAATTTTTTGAAATGGGTCTTAAGCAACGGGAAATCGCTGAAATAATGGGAGTGACTCAGGCAAATGTTTCCAGAGTGAAAAGACGTGTGGAAAAGATGTTATGTTGTGATTGATTGGAGGGACTTTATGGCAAAGCAGCAGTTGATAAACAGGGCAAAATATAAAGATATTAAAAGATATGATCATAGTCAGATGGAGCGGTTCGCGCGATCACTGTATGAGAGTGGTTTCAAGGATGGAGCAGTACAGGCAACGGCAACGGAAAAATCCAATACGAGACAGATGGATTTTAACATGTTAAACGAGAGACTTCTTACCATTAAGGGGATAGGAATTGTCAAGGCGGAACAGATTGTAAAGGTCGTGAAAGGGGCGCTGGAAAGTGAGTAGCCGAAGAGCGGCAATGCGCCGTGAAAGAAAGCAGCGAGCAAAAATCGGGAAGAATAAGTCGTCCACTGGCGTAATGCTAAGAGCTGCGGAGCAGGGCAAATTGGACGGTAGAACCATTGCTTTCTGCGTAGCAGCTAATTTGTTGTATGATTTGCACGGATTCCGCAGGCGGCGAATATACAACTTTTTGGAAAAGTGCAATAAGGAAGCCGCAAGATTTGATGATTCTGGATTGCAATTTGTTCTAAAAGTATATGCAGATAGAATTGTTGAAAAATTTAATGATCTGCTTCTGATGGAACACCCTGCGGATGTGGTGGAGCATATCTATTGCAATCAAAGAGATGATTTTTTCATTTCATCGCTGGCACTAATGTTTACTGTCCTAAACGGGGAATATGGTATGGCGTTTAATCAGAAGAAAACAGGAAGGTTGGATGTCATGCTGGAGTACTGTGCAAATGAATACTTGAAATTGCAACTGGATCCGGATGGGCATGATGTGGCATGGTATGTGCGACAGACGAGGGAAAAAACAGGGATTATTATTTAATAAATACAGATAGAACTTGCGGAATATCTGGAGGGATAAACATGATAGACGAAAAGAAAGTGATCAAAAAGCTGCAATATCGCATTAATGATTTTGTATTAAAGCATTCGGACAAGAAAGATTGTGAATCGGTTCAAGTGGTAAAAGAGTTCATACATCTTTTGGAGGAAGAAGCAGTATATGCAGAGCAACAAGAAATAGAAACGTTTGGAAAGGAGTAATAACGAATCCCGGTAAACCGGGTTGACTGCCAAAGCGTGAAAAGTGGCAAGAATAAAAGGGCTGACAGTAGCGTGAAAGAGGCATGAGTGGGAACAATCTTGTGAAAGCCATGTTGAAGTAGCAAGGGAAGCGTAATGCCCTATCCACGAACGGAATTTGTTTCGTGGTGTTATGAAACAAAAACTAACAGTATGCTGGATCAGTGCAGGAATATCAAGCTTTATGGCAGGTTATCTTGCCGGAAATGTAGACAAATGGATCTATATTGACATAGCTGACCAGCACCCGGATAGTATTCGATTTATCAAAGATTGTGAGAAAGCAATCGGAAAAGAGATCGAGATACTACGATCAAAAGAGTACAGCAGTGTAGAAGGGTGCGTCAGAGTATTCGGGGGATTTAGAAATCCCGGAAACGGCTTCGCACCATGCACGAACTGGCTGAAAAAGAGAGTGCGGAAAGAATGGGAAGAGCAGCACAAGGATTACGAATTGACCTATATCTGGGGCTTTGATCAAAAAGAGAAGAACCGGGCAGAGAGGACGATTGAAGCGAATCCGCAGGCAAACCATGAGTTTCCGCTTCTCGACAGGCAATTATCAAAAGAAGAGGTTCATGGACTGTTTGAACGGACTTTTGATTTTGCCCGGCCAAAAATGTACGAACTTGGTTATCCGAACAATAACTGTATCGGATGTATCAAGGGGGGCATGGGTTATTGGAACAATATACGCAAGGATTTCCCGGAAATATTTGAAAGCCGGGCGAAGTTGGAAAGAGACGTAGGATATTCCATCTTGAAAGATAGCAATAGTAAGCCGATTTTTTTAGATGAATTAGATCCGAACAGAGGAAACATGAATACAGAGATTTTCCCCGATTGTGGGATTATGTGCTATTTAGCAGAAAGTGAATAATTACATTTTGCATGAAAATAACACCAGCTGTCGCGTGTTCACGGGATAAAACAGTTTGAGACCGGACACCGACAATACAGCAATGCCATACTCCTCCCGGAACTGGTGATGAGGATATTATACACCGTCGGGTGGGATGTAGGCAAGAAAGGAGCAGAAAATGACGATTGATAGGGCAATACATGACCTAAAAGGAGCGTATGCAAGCGACTATAATAAGCAACTGGCTGAGTGGCTAGAAGAGCTGAAAATGCTTAGAGAATTAAAAAACGAGCATAGAAAGATTAGAAATATAGAGGGGTACAATCAAGGGTATAAAGAGGCTAACAATATTAAAAATGTACCAGTAGCATATGATGTGGATTGGGTTGTGAAACAGTTGAAAGAAAGACTATCTCTGTATCAAAGATTACAAAAATTACAAGACAAAGATTGTCTGCAATACGGCTACAAAATAGAAGCCACAAATGATGCAATCGAGATAGTAAAGGCGGGTGCGAAGAATGACTAATGCTGAAAGAATCAAACAGATGTCGGACAAAGATTTAGCAATATTTATTATGTGTCCAGCAGAGTACGATGTGGCATTTACTAAGAGTTGCGGATGCAACGGAGAAATGAATAAAAACTGTTATCAATGCACATTGGAATGGCTACGGCAGGAAAGTGAGGGATAGCTATGGCAGAAAAAAGAATGTTTTCCCGTGAACTGGTGGAAAGTGATCAGTTCTTGGAACTTCCGTTATCCGCACAGGGGCTTTATATGCATATTTGCATGGAGGCGGATGATGATGGCTTTGTGAACAATGCAAACCGGATCCGAAAGGTTGTTGAAGCTTCGCAGGAGGATTATAGGACTTTATTTGACAGAGGTTACCTACTACAGATGGCCAATGGCTTGGTGGTTGTGGCACATTGGAAAATATGCAATAGCATTCGAAAAGATCGGTATAAGCCTACTGTACATCAGAGCGAATACAAGAAATTAAAGGTTTGCGACAATGTATATACGTTAAGTTCCGAAAGTGGGAAGTCGGTAGAATCGGTGGATGACATCTCACAGGTTAAGATTGTGGAGAAATTTGATGAATTTTGGAAGGCCTACCCAAGGAAAGAGCATAAGGCAATGGCAGAGCAGGAATATGCCAAATTGATAGTGCAGGGAATTAAAGAGGAAATGTTGATTGCATCGGCCAAGGCATATGCTAGAGCAAAGGATGGACAAGATCCTAAATATTTGAACTGTCCGGATTCGTGGCTGCAGAAATGCATTTATTCGGATTATGAAGTGAAAGAGGAAAAGCCAAAAGGACCGCAACAACCGGAAGAAGAACCGGGAATAGATATGTGGAACGGAGAGGATGAACCGAAAAATGGGGAAACTGTATGAATTTAAGGAAGAGGATGCCTATTCTTTCGCTAGACATGTACATATTCAGGCTAAGGCAAGAGGGCGTGAACTTCAATTTTTTCATTGTCCATACTGTAGAGGCGGCAAAGGTGGCAAGGACAAGGGAACCTTTTCTATCAATTTACAAACTGGACAGTTTAAGTGTCTCAGATCAAGCTGCAGTATTTCCGGCAATATGATCACCTTGGCAAGGGACTTTGATTTTTCATTGGGAATAGAGGTTGATGAATACTATCAGCCTAGAAAACAGTACAGGCGTTTGAAGACGCCTAGCAAGCCTATAGAGCCACTACCTGAATCTGTTGAGTATTTGGAGGGTAGAGGAATTTCGGAGGCAGTAGCAAGACAATATGAGATTACAGTGCATGCAAAGCGGGATGATGTCTTGGTGTTTCCGTTTTTTGATGAAAATGGAAAGCTACAATATGTCAAATATCGAGACACGACCTTTTTCAAGGGGAAAACCTATATAGATAGGGATGGACAGCAGAAGGCAGCTGCAAAGGAATGGATGGAAAAAGATTGCAAGCCGATTTTATTTGGCATGAAACAATGCGGGAAGGATCGCAAGCGGTTGGTGATCTGCGAGGGACAGATGGACAGCCTTTCGGTGGCAGAGGCAGGAATTGGATGCGCAGTAAGTGTACCGGGTGGAATGAATAACTTCCGTTGGATCCCTTATTGTTGGAATTGGGTGTGCGAATTTGAGGAAATTGTGGTTTTTGGCGATTATGAGCGTGATCATATGACATTGCTTGAAGACATCCGTAAGCGATTCCCGAACAAGATCCGCTATGTGCAAGAGGAAGATTATAGGGGATGTAAAGATGCAAATGAAATCTTGCAAAAGTATGGAAAGGATGCTGTAAAGACTGCAGTTGAAAATGCTATTGAACAGCCGGTGAAACAGGTGGTCGAGCTTGCAGATGTTAAACGGCGCGACTTAAAGGATATACCAAAGTTCAAGACAGGATTTCGACAACTTGATTCATTCCTTGGCGGGTATTTTTACGGTGGGCAGCTTATAATTCTCACTGGAAAGCGTGGACAAGGAAAATCCACAGTGGCAAATGAGTTTTGCGTGTCTGCTCTGCAGCAGGGTAAGAGTATATTTGCCTATTCCGGAGAGCTACCGGACTGGCAATATAAAAGCTGGATTGATTTTCAAATTGCCGGTCCGCAGAATATTGTGGAAAATACACTACCGGATGGTTCTGTAAAGCGTTTTATCACAAATAGCAATCAGGATCAGATTGAAAATTGGTACCGGGGTAAATTTTACTTATATAGCAATAATGATGTTGAAGATGATGAGCTTGTGGATCTAGTAACGACAATAGAACATTCCGTGATGCAGTATGGCATTGAGTTGGTCATTGTGGACAACCTTATGACGGCGTTAGATGTGGATATGGCTGCAGATGAATATCGCTGTCAAAGCAAGTTCGTAAAAAAGTTGAGTCGGTTAGCGAAGCGGTTGGATGTTGTCGTGATTTTAGTCGCACATCCACGAAAAAACAGCTTTACAAGCGATGAAAACGATGCGGTGAGCGGTTCGGCTGATATAACCAATGCTGCGGATATAGTGATGACATTCAAACGAGATGAAGATACACCGGATCACAATTATTTGTCTCTGAGCAAAAACCGCTGGTTTGGAAATTTGACAAAGAAAGATGGCATTGATCTCTGGTATGATCAAAGATCACGGCGAATCATAGACAGATCCAAGAAAGATTTTTTCTACGAGACTGGTTGGAAGGTCGAACCGGAGCAACAGAATTTTGATGGATTTTTCAATATGCCAGACGATATGGAAAATCCATTTGAGAAATGAGGGAATGCGAATGGCAAAGAAAATAGAAGGAGAAAAGGAATTTTTTGGAGAATGGTATATTTTACTGCAAAAATATGGATTTCCTCCGGATATTCACAACGAATCCAAAGAGGCAGTTCATTTTTGGAATTGTCTGTGTGATGATGTGAGGAATTTGAATAACAAATACAGGACGCATCAATTACAACCGTTTTTTAGGGAATTGTGCCTTGACCTGATCGGTGAGGTGCGGCGCAGAAGCAAAGCAATAACAAAGGAAAGGATGGGCTGATTAAAATGGATAAAGAAAGATTAGAAATCCCTGTATGGGAAAAAATGAACCTGACAGTGGAAGAGGCTGCTGCATATAGCAATATTGGTATTAGAACATTGCAGGATAAATTGAGAGAGCCAGGATGTCCGTTCGTTATAAAAATAGGAAATAGGAAACTGGTTAAAAGAAAAGCGTTTGAAAAATACATAGAACAGAATATTAGACTGTAATTGTATCATAGGCAGGATCATGTTATTATAGAAATACATAAAAGATTCTGCCTATTGCATTGTTGAAAGGATGATTGCTATGGGCAAAGATTTAAAAGGAAAAGAGCTTGGAAAGGGGATACGACAAAGGAAAGACGGAACATACGAGGCAAGATTCGTAAACAGATTTGGAACCAGAAAATATGTTTATTCTTCTACAGAAAAGGGAATAAAACAAAAATTTGATGATGCATTATTTGAAGATCGTTCCAAGAAAAATGTTGTAGATGATAGCCTGACGCTTGATGATTGGCATAAAACATGGATGGAAGTCTATAAGGAAGGTGATATCAGAGAAAATACAAAGAGACAATATGAACATATATATAATGCTCATATTTCACCATATCTTGGTAAAATGAGATTATCTGATATAACAACATTGCAAATAAAATCCCTAATAAGAATACTGGCAAAAGATGGATATCAATTTGAGACACAGAATAAAGTAAGAATTTTGATCTGTGATATGTATAATAAGGCGATCCTCGATGAGATGGCAATCAGGAATCCGGCAAAAGGGATTAAGGTTGTTAGAGATGAAGAAATTGAGAGGAGGGTATTATCAAAAGAGGAACAAAAAATGTTTTTCGAAACAGCCGCTGGTACATTTTATAATAATCTGTTCTGTGTAGCTGTCATGACTGGATTAAGACCGGGGGAATTATTTGCATTGACTGAGAAAGATCTTGATTTTGAAAATATGCTTATTACTGTTGATGAAACTTTGGTGTATCAAAAATTTGATGAGGATGATAAGAAAAAGTTCCATTTGGGACCACCTAAGACGTTGGAAAGTGTTAGAAAGGTACCTATGACAGAGGAATGTGCGCAGTATTTGAAAAGACAGATTATAATGTCAAAATCAGTTAAAGCGAAAGCAAAAATACGGGTGAAAAATTTTGTTGAAAGTGATTATATATTTATTACTACTCATGGAAATCCTATGAATTCACAGAATTTCTGTGATGCAATAAAACGAGTAGTTAATGAAATTAATATGTAGCGGCCAATGTTAGAGGAGATGGAAAAGTTTAGCGGTCATACATTCAGACATACATTTGCGACAAGATGTATTGAATCAGGAATCCAACCAAAGACATTGCAAAAGTATCTTGGACATGCTACACTTCAAATGACTATGGATTTATATGTTCATGTTACAGAAGACTTCAAAAGGGAGGAAATTAAAAAGTTAAATATGCCGATGTTTGATGGGGTACAAGAGTGGTAGAAGTTGCATGGTGCGTGGTAGTATGCGGAATAAAGAGTAGTATTTAAGGCACTTGCGAGAATATCCACCTATTATACAGATATTCTTACTACGTATACCAAAATACGCCTTATGAGTGGTCATAAATGTGAGTGCGTAGCCCCGTCATGGGTTATTTGAAATTATGTGAGCAATTATTATGAAAAATGAAAACAAATTAAAATACGAAAAATATATTATGAATATATCCCTGATCGGAAGCGTTCTATTTATGATCGCAGAAGGTGTCATGGCATTTTGGACGAGATCACATTCTATTTTGATGGACTGTATCTTTGATTTGACAGATCTGATCATGATCGGTCCGTTTTTATTACTGGT